AACGCTTTCATTTGCATACGATATGTACCGCTCTGCAGAAGACGTTGACGTATCACTTGTTCTACAAGGTAAGGCTCGTGGTGAAGCAGTTTCAAACTACACGCAGCTTGGAAACTATATCATCGATACAATTGCAGAAGCTCGTAAGGATTGCGTAGCATTCATCTCACCTGATTACGGTGATGTTGTTAACAACCTATACGAAGAAGCAGAAGATATCGTTGCATTCAGATCTGTTCTTCGTTCAACATCATATGCTGTGTTGGACTCTGGCTACAAGTACATGTACGACAAGTACAATGACGTGTATCGTTGGATCCCATTGAACGGCGATATGGCTGGATTGTGTGTACGTACAGATGCGGTTGCTGATCCATGGTTCTCACCTGCTGGATTCAATCGTGGTCAAATCAAGAACATCATCCGTCTTGCATACAACCCACGTAAGGCAGATCGTGATACACTTTACAAGGAAGGCGTAAACCCAGTAGTCACATTCCCAGGACAGGGAACGATTCTGTTCGGTGACAAGACTCTTCTTGCAAAGCCATCAGCATTTGATCGTATTAACGTACGTCGCCTATTCATCGTTCTTGAGAAGGCTATTTCAACAGCTTCCAAGTTTACTCTATTCGAGTTCAACGACGACTTCACGCGTACACAGTTCAAGAACATGGTTGTTCCTTATCTTCGTGACGTTCAGGGCCGCCGTGGTATCACAGACTTCATCGTTATTTGCGATGAGTCAAACAATACTCCGGAAGTTATTGATCGTAATGAGTTTATTGGTGACATCTATATCAAGCCTGCACGTTCGATCAACTACATTCAGTTGAACTTCATTGCAGTTCGTACAGGTGTCGCGTTCAGCGAAGTGATTGGAAAGTTTTAATCTAAAAGGAAATTCAGAATGAGCGATTATCATAGATTTAATGTAACTGTTTCTGATCCACAGCATACGTATGTTTCGAAACGAAAAGAGAAAATCAGTAAAACAATCCGGGTGCCTAAAAAGCACCCGGTTGAAAAAGCACAACAAATCGCTGCGAAGCACTACAAAAATTTAGGGTTTAATGTGCACAGCATTGAACACATAAAAGAAGAGCTTGTGACAGAACTTTCCAAAGAATTAAAAGATCGTTATTTTGGTCAGCTTGATGAAATCCGCCGAATGGGATACATTAAATCACTAAAAGTATCAAATCATCATAACAGAGGCGGATTTGCAGCACCTGCTGCTATGTCAGCGGCCGCTGGAGCGGCTGGAGGTGGACTAGCTACTGGCCATAAAGCAGGAGCAATTGCAGGTGCAGCATTAGGTGTTGGCACAGTTGCAGCTGCACATCTTAATCAAGTTCGTAAAGATGCAAAGATGATTCGTGGCACAGGACATGGTCACAAAGTATACAGTGATGATTTTGCCAAGGCCGCTGAAGATAGATATGATCGTTATAAAAAGAAGCCGTTGCACAAAAGAATAGCTACACGAATTAGAGCAATGAATGGTAAAGGTGATCATATCTATGATTCATATGATCCAGCAATTGCAATGGCAGCAAAATTCATTTCTTATCAAAACCGTCCTGAGACGCTGTTTCATCGTCCAGTCAACGAGTCTGTTAAAAGCAAAATAGATCAGACTGACACAGAAGCAGAAGCAATCGTAGAGCAATTGCTTGAGCGTGGGTATGATGACCAAGACATGCAATTGTTCTTTGAGTCTGATGTTGCGTTAGATGAAGGTCTAATGCGTCGTATCAAGCGCGCATGGAACCACAAGGCAATTCGTGGTCGTATAGTCGACGAAGGCCTTTAATAAAAACGACCAAAAAAAATCCGCTGAAGCGTATGCGCGCGCTCGGCACCACGATTCAACTGCAATGTCACACAAAAAATCGGCCAGCGCATATAGCAAAATGGCCGATACCACATATGCATTAGGACGTCAGTATAATCATGTTAAACAAAAAAATCTTGGGCGAATCGACAAGGTAAACACCGGAACCGCTGGATTTCTTGGCGCAAAAAAGAAACACTAAATAACAATAAACACAATAACCTTCAAGGGAGTAACTCCATTGGCATTTAATATTAATAGTTTCAAGGCTGGTGGTCTGCAGTTTGGTGGTGCACGTCCATCTTACTTCGAAGTCAACTTCGCAGTTCCTGCACCACAATTCTCATCATCAGCACTAAAGAAGGTGTCGATGCTTGTTACTGCAGCACAGATTCCTCCAGGCAACCTTGACTCGATCAATGTGCATTATTTTGGTCGAGCAATTAAGGTTTCAGGAGATCGAGTGTTTCCTGATTGGACAGTAACATGTATTAACGATGAAGACTTTGCTATTCGTGCATTGCTTGAGTCTTGGCAGAACAAGATGAATGCAATCATTTCTAACCGAATGGATGCACCATCTAATCAGCTAATGTCTTACAAAGCAGACTTGCTTGTTACACAGTTCAATAAGAATGGTGGCAAGGCACGTCAGTACAAGTTTGTCGGCGCATTTCCAACTATCGTTGATGCTATCTCACTAAACTGGGAAGCAGTAAACCAAATTGAAACATTTGACTGCACATTTGCTTACGATTATTGGGAACCAGTTATTCAAGTTTCTTCAGTTACAGATGGAACAACTGATCAGTATGATGCACAGCTTCCAGCTGATGGAACAGCATTCGTAGCAAATCCTGATTCACGTAACTAATAGAAAGTATTGACACAATATGGTTTCGTTATTTGGTTGGGAAATTAAAAGACCCAAGCCGGAACAACAGCAACAACAGAAGCTAGAAAGCTTTGCGCCAGACATCAAGGATGATGGCGCAGTTGTTGTTGCGGCTGGTGGTACGTATGGCACATATGTTGATCTTGATGGAACAATCAAATCAGAAGCTGAACTAATTTCACGATATCGTGAAATGGCATTGCAAGCTGAAATGGACACAGCAATTGATGATGTTGTTAATGAAGCAATCGTCGTTGAAGATAATGAAAAAACTGTAACAATCAATCTCGGTGATGTAAAAACAATTGGTGCAGGAACAATCAAAAAGATTGAACAAGAGTTTGATCAATCGCTACAGCTACTAGAATTTAATACTCGATGCTATGAAATCTTCCGAAAGTGGTATGTTGATGGAAGACTGTACTATCATGCAATAGTTGATAAAGAAAAGCCAACCGAGGGAATCAAAACATTACAGTATCTTGACCCACGCAAGATACGTAAGGTGCGTGAAATTAAAAAGAAGAAGGAAAGCAATCCTTCCGCTGCACCTATTCCAAAAACTGTTTCAGAATACTTTTTCTATTCTGACAGAGGATTCGATAACAACACAAAACCTGGAATACCATCTGTTCAGACACAACAGCAAGGTGTAAAAATTGCGACGGGTTCTATCGTACATTGTTCATCTGGTCTTCAAGATATTCGTTCTACTATGGTTCTTTCGCATCTACACAAAGCGATCAAGCCGTTAAATCAGTTACGTGCGCTTGAAGATGCGACATTAATTTACCGCATCTCTCGTGCACCTGAACGCCGAATTTTCTATATTGACGTTGGTAACCTACCAAAAGCAAAAGCTGAGCAATATCTTCGTGATATGATGACTCGCTATAAGAATCGTCTTGTTTATGATGCAACAACAGGTGAAATCAGAGACGATCGTAAGTTTATGACAATGCTGGAAGACTTCTGGCTTCCTCGTCGTGAAGGCGGCAAAGGAACAGAAATCAGCACTCTTCCAGCAGGCCAAAATCTTGGCGAACTAGAAGACGTAAAGTACTTTCAGCGTAAGCTATACAAATCATTGAATGTCCCTGTTTCTCGTCTTGAGCCTGAAACAGCTTATATGACCGGTCGATCAACAGAAATTTCTCGTGATGAGCTAAAGTTTGCAAAGTTTGTTGATCGTCTTCGTACACGGTTCTCCATGCTGTTCTTGCAAATCCTAGAAAAGCAGCTGATACTAAAACGAATTATTACACCAGAAGAATGGCTTGCAATCAAACACAACATAAAGTTTGATTTCAATAGAGATAACTATTGGGATGAGTTAAAGCTTGGTGAAATTCTTGGTGAACGTCTCGCTAAGCAGCAGCTTGCAGATCCATATGTTGGCAAATACTATTCAAATAATTGGGTCAGAAAGCACATTCTTAAGCAGACTGCAGAAGAGATGGAAGAGATTGATCAAGAGATTATCGCAGAAATGGATGATCCAAAATACAATCCTCCGGAAGTAAATCCTGAACTGCAAGCAGCACAAAACACAGGCCCAGATAACACACCACAATTTGGTGGACCTCCATCAGCAGCTAATAAGCCTGCAGCCGGACCACCATCAAAGAAACCCAATAAATAAATAGTTATACGACATAACACAATTAAAGGAAGATATACCATGGCATCAACAACAGCTTTATTACATGCAATTATTTCTGATCAACCAGCACTAACAAAGACTATGTTTGAAGATCTGATGCAGCCAAAGCTTGTATCAATCGTTGACCTATATCGCGATCAAATCGCATCACAGATGTTTAATCCTGAGCTTCATGAGGATGATGAAGAAGAAGAGGATGATGAGGGCGACGAGGAAGAAGACGAAGAAGACGAAGATGGCGAAGAAGATGATGATGAAGGCGAGGAAGAAGACGATGAAGGTGATGAAGACGAGGGTGAAGATGAGGATGAGGACTCAGAAGAAGATGAAGAGGATGTAAATGAAGGTGAATTGGCTCCAGATAGAGAAATTGCTAGCAAACACCATCCTTTAGGTGGCGAAGTTGTTCTAGTTCATCATCCGGCTCATGGGTATAGTGCTACGGACATATCAGGTCGAATGAATCATGCTCTAAATAAAAAGCTAAGTTCTGCCGAAAACGATAAGCATGCTAAGACTATATTCAATTCACACATGAGCCAACTTCATAGCAACAACAAAAATTGATATTCAAAGGATATTCAATGGCACATAAACATTTACGATCAATTGTTATCAAAGAAGTTGCCCAGCCTAAAACATCAGGCGAGAAATCGTTCGTTGCTAAACACGTGATCGTAAAGCATCCTGATCGTAACGGCAATGATGATCGAGTATTCAAGGCAGCAAAAACTAAAGTTATCAAGCGTTCTCCACGACATGGATATGATGCTGGACAAGATGAAAAGGTATATGAAGATCAACAAAATGTTGAAGAAGGAATGTTCACCTCCCTAAAAAAGAAATGGACAGCTTCTGCTCGAAAAGACAAATTGCTAAAAAAAATCAATAAGCAAATGGATGATCGCCAAGAGATGCATGGAATCCAACCATACAGCAAAACTGGTAAAGGCAAGAAAAAGAGTGTTAAGGAAGATGTGCAGCTTGATGAAAGTGTAGCACGTGAACATTACATTCGTCATCACAATAATGCTCTACAACACGCAAAAGAAATCGTCAAGCATTTGCAAACGCATTCAAAGCTAATTGATAGCTGTCCTTCTTGTCATTCAGGGCATATTCAGGACATGAAAATGTTAGCAGATAATCTTGCAGGATCAAATCTGCAAATCGGCCAACATGTTGAAAGTGAACAACGTATGGCAGCAGATCGAAAGAAGTGGTCAAAGCCACAGCCGCTTGTCCGCGAACAGGAAGAGCTCGATCGATCATCATTTCATAAAAAGTATGGACGTCCAAAGCATATTGTCCGCCGCCAACTTAAAGGTATTTAATACATGCCAGTAATCAATAACAAGAAAAATGGAACAGCTACTATTCATGCAGTCGCAAATGCTACATTTATAATTGCTGGTAATAACTCTGTTTCAAATATTGCTCTTCCTGGCGAACAAATTACCGGCGCATCAATTGCACAAATGTGGTTTGGATCACCATCAGGCAATGCTGCATATTGGGAAATCCTAAGAGGAGCAAATACTGTTGGTGCTTTTGATTCTACTGCATATCTTGATTTCCGCGGAAATGGTGAGTTGCTTTCTATGGACCCAACTGCAAACGTTGTTGTCCAGCTAAATGGCTCAACAAAAGGGTTTATGATCATTACGCTAATTAAACATTTTGCAGCAAATACTGCTGCTTCAACCTACTAATAAGGAGCAGCGTTATATGGCAATTCTGTTAATTGAAAAACAGCTTTCTGAGCCTATCCGTTGTTTAGACGAAGGTGTAAAGGATGGTAAAAAGAGCCTTTACATTGAAGGTGTGTTTATGCAAGCTGGAATCAAAAACCGTAACGGCCGTGTATATCCAAAAGGCGTAATGGAAGAAGCTCTAAATACGTATATTGGAAACAAGGTTGCTCGTGGCGCTGCATATGGTGAATTAACTCATCCATCTGGACCAAACATTGACGCTAACAATGTCTCTCATCTTATCGAGCGATTGTCATGGGATGGTGATAATGTTATGGGTCGAGCAAAGATTGGTGGCCCAAAAGGGGAATCAGTTGTTAAGCTAATGGAACTTGGTGGTTCGATTGGTGTTTCGTCTCGTGGCCTTGGTTCATTGAAACCAAATCGTTCTGGTATTATGGAAGTTCAGAATGACTATAAGATTGCAACCGCTGCTGATATCGTTCTTGACCCATCTGCACCAGACGCTTATGTTCGTGGTATTATGGAAAACGTTTCATACTTCTACGATCTAACAACAGAATCATGGCTTCCTGAGAAGCTAGAAAACACGCGTAAACAACTAAGAAAAATGTCGACGCGTTCAATTAACGAAGCAAAATTGAATGTATTCAAGCAGTTCTTGAGTGATATCAGTAAGCTTAAATAACCCCGTAATATAAATAAAGATAACTTGAGTCTAGGGAGATTCCTTTAATGACAATTAAGACACAAAAGCGTTCACTGCTTGAAAAGCAAATTATTGAAGATGATCGCGAGCATATCGACGATGATGATGAAGAAGTGCTTGAGGATGATGAAGAAGAGGGTGACGAGGACGACGAAGATCTAGAAGAAAGTGCTGATGCAAATCGCGCTTCCCTTGCTCCTAAGTCAAAGATGGCAATGATGGCACAAGCTGTCAATATGCTAGCTGGAATGAAGAAAGAAGATCTTTCTCATATGCTTACACAAGCAATGTCAACGATTGGCCATGAAGCCGATCCAATTGCATCTGGCTCAGCAGAAAAAAATCGCGCATCTGTAGCAATGAAAAAGTCTGTTAAAGAAGACTTGGAAATGTTGTTCCAAGGCGACCAGCAGCTTACAGAAGATTTCAAGAACCAAGTTGAGACAGTATTCGAAGCAACAGTTGGTGCTCGCGTCAATTTGATTGAGGCTGAGCTACAAGAACAGTTTGAAGAAAAGCTAACTGAGGCAACTGAACAGATTGCTGAAACGCTTACTGAAAAGCTCGATCAATACTTGCAGTATGTTGCAGAGACATGGCTTGAGAACAATCAGGTTGCAGTACAATCAACGCTACGTACAGAAATTGCAGAAGACTTTATCTCAGGTCTAAAGGATCTAATGATTGAGCGCAATTTCAATATTCCAGAACAAGAAACAGAAATTGCTGAGCAATTGGCAGCTGACCTTGAACAATCAGAGCTAAACAACAAGCAATTGTTCGAACAGAATCAACAGCTAGCTGTTGTTGTCAATTCGATCATCGCAGAACAAATCGTAAATGAAATGTCTGAGGATATGGTCGTTTCATCTGCAGAGAAGTTTAAGCAACTCGCAGAAGGTTTAGAATTTGATGGTGATGTAGAAACATATGCAGCAAAGCTGGAGACGTTGAAGGAAACGTATTTCCCTGATGAGCAGCAAGGTGAATATACAACATCATTAGACGAGGACACTCTTGAAGAAGGTCCTGCTGTGAAAAAGGTAGCTCCAGGAATGGAACACTACGTACAGGCTATCTCACGTTCGATAGTTAAATAACAGTAATTTATAAATAATCAAAAAACCCAAAGAAAAGGGAGTGTACCGACAAATGTTACATGAAGAAATTCAAAGAAAGTGGGCGCCAATTCTGGAGCACGAAGACCTTAATCCAATTAAGGATGTGCACCGCCGAGCAGTTACCGCTATTCTACTAGAAAATACTGAAAATGCTCTTCGCCAAACTGGCGCACAACAGCAGATGTTGAACGAAGCTGGAATCCCTGTTAACGCAATGGGTGCTTCTTCTTCAGATTCGTCAGCTGGTTCAATTGACACTTTCGATCCTGTGTTGATTTCACTTGTTCGTCGAGCAATGCCAAGCTTGATCGCATATGATATCTGCGGCGTTCAGCCAATGACTGGTCCTACAGGACTAATCTTCGCAATGCGTTCACGTTATGCAAACCAGACACATACTGAAACGTTCTACAACGAAGTTAACACGCAGCATTCTTCTGTAACTGGATCTGCAAACACGCTTGGTGACAAGCACGTTGGTTCACTTCCAGGTAACACAACTCAGTTGTCTAACCTAGCTTCTACCGGTCTATATAACTACGGTGGAGCAATGAGCCGAGCACAGGCAGAAGCTCTTGGAACTGATTCAAACGCTGCATTCCCAGAAATGGCATTCAGCATTGAAAAGGTCTCTGTAACTGCTAACTCACGCGCTCTAAAGGCAGAGTACACACTAGAACTTGCACAGGACTTGAAGGCAATTCACGGTCTTGATGCTGAGACAGAGCTTTCAAATATTCTAAGCTCAGAAATCCTTGCAGAAATTAATCGTGAAGTTGTACGTACGATTAACATCACTGCAACGCAGGGTGCAACTGAAAATACAACGACATCAGGAATCTTCGATCTTGATACAGACTCAAACGGCCGTTGGTCAGTTGAGAAGTTCAAGGGTCTTATGTTCCAGATTGAGCGTGAAGCTAATCAGATTGCAAAAGCAACACGTCGTGGTAAGGGTAACATGATCATCTGTTCGTCAGACGTTGCGTCTGCACTAACAATGGCTGGTATTCTTGATCATACGCCTGCTCTAAACAGCAATAACCTCCAGGTTGACGATACAGGTAACACGTTCGTTGGTGTTCTTAATGGACGCTTCCGTGTTTACATTGATCCGTATTCTTCTGGTGGCCAGTACATGACAGTCGGTTACAAGGGCTCAAGCCCGTTTGATGCTGGACTGTTCTATTGCCCTTACGTACCTCTACAGCAGGTACGTGCTATCGATCCAGGTTCTTTCACTCCTAAGATCGGTTTCAAGACACGTTACGGAATGGTAGCAAATCCATTTGCTCAAGGTTCAACAGCTGGTGCTGGTGCTCTTGTCAAGGATTCGAACGTTTACTACCGCCGTATCATTGTTACGAATCTCATGTGAAACATATACTTTCTATTTAGGAAGATGATTATTTCCTAAAGTACTATACGTTAATGATAAATACCCTCGGAGATAACATCAACGAGGGTATTTTTATGTCTGAGAAATATGGATTTGTTTATTTGTGGTATGATCGTAAGCACAAAAGATTCTATATTGGATGTCGTTGGGGTAGAGAAGATGATGGTTATATTTGTTCTTCTGTTTGGATGAAACAAGCATATGGTTCGCGTCCATTTGATTTTAAGCGACGAATATTAAAAACAAAGATACCAACAAGACAACAAACATATGAAGAAGAACAACGTTGGCTTTCAATGATCAAATCTTCAGAAATCAAACCAACCAATCCTAACCCAAAATATTATAACTTAAACATAATAAACAATGAAATTTGGCACAAGTATGAAGAAAATATCAAAACGATCGGCGCTAAGATTTCTGCAGCTAAAAAAGGTAAACCTATAGGCCCATGTTCACCAGAAAAAGCAGCCAGCATTTCTGCAGCTAAAAAAGCGCAACAGCGGCGGCACTCAACTGAAACAAAAGCAAAGATATCAGCTGCTAAAAAAGGTATCGCGATTCATGATGATCAATGGAAACAACAAACATCAGAGCGTTTGAAACAACAATGGTCAGATGGAACACGTAACCGCGCTGAACCAAAAATTAAACTAACAAAAGAACAACGAGTAGCAATTGTTCGCCAAAAAATTCAACAACGCTGGGGAGATCCTGTCTGGGCTGCTAACCAAAAAGCAAAACTACAACAGAGTGCAAAATCTAGACCACCTAGATCAGAACAATCTAAGATTAAAGCGTCATTAACTCAAAAAGGTAAATCTAAACCAAGGCTAAATAACATCAACAATAACAAACCAACAAACAACCTCTAAAACAGCAGGCCTCGCCTGCTATTTTTTTATATGTGGAGAGGCAATATGACTGTCTTAAATCGTACACCAGAAAATGTAAACTTTCTTTCACCACAATCTGGGTTCAAGTTTATTATCAAGCGTCTGCCAAAAGTTGTTTTCTTTACACAAAGAATAAACTTGCCTGGTATTATGACTTCTGCACCGACCACATCCAATCCATTTACTCAGATACCATATGCTGGTGACCATTTGCAATGGGAACCACTTGAGGTAACATTTAAGGTTGATGAAGATATGGCCAATTATAAAGAACTGCATAATTGGTTAGTTGGCACAACATCACCATTGAACTTCAATCAATACAAAACATTATCTGACAAGGCTCCCTCATCAGGTGAGGCAGTATATTCTGACATATCATTGATCATAATGAGTAATGCTAAAGGGAACGCACTGAATACAATAACATTTGCTGATTGTATCCCAACAAGCCTTTCTGGCCTGCAACTATCAACTGATGAGTCTGATATACAATATCTTGAGGCCATGGCGTCTTTTGCATACACATATTACACGTTTGATAGTTGATTTATAACAATAAACCGGTTATACTAATCTCAGATATTATTTTGATTGAGGATTCCCTGTGACATTAGATCAAATATTTGAACAATGGCAACAAGACTGCAATGTGGATAAGGAACAGATATCTGTCGAAGCAACCAAGATTGCTGCACTACACTATAAATATTTTAAGATTCTTTCGTACGAAAGACAACGTTTAAAAGCTCTTCAACTTCAGTATAAAAGCGACTATAAAGATGCATATGAAACGTATATGCATGGGCCATCCAAAGAACAAGTCAAAAATGGATTTGAGCCACCACGAACGATTATTGTCAAAAAAGATGTTGATGTGTATCTTGATGCAGACAAAACTCTACAGAAGAGTCTAATATCAATCTCTGTACAGGAAGAAAAAATAGCACTATTGCAATCAATCATTCAAACGATAGCTAACAGAACGTTTCAGTTACGCGCCGTGATTGATTGGGAAAAGTTTAAAGCAGGATTATGAGCGATATAACAGTACTGCCAGCAACAGAAAGCTGGATCAAGATACAAACGGACCCGGGTATACAAAGAGAAATTTTCGATCATTTCTCTTTTCGAGTACCTAATTACTTTCATATGCCCGCATTTAAGATGGGAATCTGGGACGGTTATATCCGCTTGTTTCAGAAAGGAAAAATGTACTATGGTCTTTGCGAACAACTAGTAAAATTTGCTGAGCAAAAACAGTATTCAATTGACGCTGGCAATATTCTTATGCACAAAGAATATTCTATTGTTCAGGCACAGAAGTTCTTCAGTACACTGAATATTCCGGAAAAGTACCAATCGCGTGACTACCAGTTACAGAGTTTCGCATATTGCGTACGGGCTAACAGAGCGTTGTTCTTATCCCCTACTGCATCTGGTAAGACACTAATGATCTATCTGCTGGCCAGATACTTTAACAACAAAACGTTAATCATTGTTGATACGATCGGTCAGTATAAGCAAATGATCTCTAACTTCAGATCATTCGGTTTTGATGTGGATAATAATATTGATGTGTTACCCGAGACCAAAAAACGATATAGCGATAAACCAATTATTATCACCACATGGCAATCGATTTATAGAGCACCATCAGCTTGGTTCAAGCAATTCAAAACTTGTATCGCAGATGAGGCTCATAAATGCAAAGCAAAAAGCCTTGTGACAATAATGACAGAGTTAACTGAGTGCAAGCATCGGTTTGGATTTACTGGTTCTCTTGATGGATCACAAACATCTGAAATAGTGCTAACAGGATTATTCGGTCCAATCAAGCAGTTAACTACGTCAAAAGAGCTGCGTGAACAGAAGTATCTGTCTGATCTGATGATTAAGATCATAACGCTGCATTATGACCAACACATTACCAACATAGCGTCTATTGATAGCTATCAACAGCAGTATGAATTTCTGATCAATAACACTAGCAGAAACAATTTCATCAAGAATCTTGCTCTATCGCTTGAAGGCAACACATTGGTGTTGTTTCGTCGTGTTGAAGATCATGGTGAAAAGATATACAAGCTAATAGAGCAGGCAAATGACCAGAAGATTCCATTATATTTCATTGCTGGAAAAACTGATGAACAGGAACGAGAACTTATTCGTCAGGTAGTCGATACACACGAACATTCAATTCTTGTTGGTTCAGAAAAAACAACTGCAACTGCAATTGACATTCCATCATTACGTAATGTTATTCTCGCGTCTCCAGGCAAAGCGCCAGTCAATGTGTTGCAATCGATTGGCCGAGGACTACGTAGAACAGAAACCAAAACATTTTGTGAGATTTTCGATATTGCTGATGACATTTCTTCGTATGGAATAAAGCATCGGAATGAACGAATCAAAATATACAAACAACACCAGTATCCGTATAAGATATACGATGTTAAGCTGGACCAATAAAAAGGACAACTGATGGTACAAATAGTCCATTTAAAACTAGTTAATGGAGAACAGTTAGTAGGCCAACTAAAAAAACAAACAAAGAAGAAAACCACAATTATCAGACCACTATCTGTTCGAGTAATGGTTGATCCGGATCATCAATCACAATCAATTGGACTATTTCAATATTCAGAGCTAGCAAATGTTGATCTTGTAGTGCAGTTTTTTAATGACCATATCATTACAATAATTCCAACATCTGATGAGATATCTTCCGTATACCTATCAACTGTTGAAAAACTATGTAACACAGAAAAACCTAAACAGCCAACCACTCTAGAGAATACATCAGAACAGCAACTAGAACAGTTAGCTGAATATCTAAACAAAAAACCAGTAGCGTGCTTCCCACCATTCACAAAAAAGGTACATTAATTATGATCAGTGAGACTATCGATTTATTTGCAATCAAGATGCCTAAAGATAATGACGCTAATGCAAAGACGCTTGGCGAGTATTTGTTAAAACTTCTATTAACTTTATGGGACGAAAAAGAAGGTTTCTCAGGTAAGAAACCATTTGGTAATAGCGATTGGTCCTTTGAAATATACCAAGCAATGCAGGACGCAAAGCTACTTGACCCTGACTCTGATGGTGATCTATCCGATAAGGAAATAGCTATTGCAGATAAGATGCTCGCTAAGGCCCTTAAACAATCTATTCTAAAGTTACCTTAATACATCTTTTCGGCCTCAATGCCTATTATACCCAACTTTCCTTTTTTGTCAACGTTAAGAAAGTACCAATGTCAAGAAAAAATAACCCATATTATGTTTCAAATAAACTGCTATTTGAAACGATGTGTGCATATAAGAATAGCATAAAGTTAGCTGAGCAACGAGGAGAGCAGAAACCGCGTTTACCTGAGTATGTTGGTTCATGTATAATGTTAATTGCTAAGAAGCTCGCGTCCAAGTCAAATTTTTCTGATTACTCATGGAAAGAAGAAATGATTTGTGATGGGATTGAAAATTGCATAATGTACATTGACAATTTCAATCCTGAAAAGTCTAACAACCCGTTTGCGTATATCACACAAATAATCAAGAACGCGTTCATTCGTCGTATTCAAAAGGAGAAGAAAGAGCAATATATAAAGTATAAGAATATGGCAAACGTAATTCCTGAATGGGAATTGCATCCATCGATACACTCACAACATGATGATGTGTCTAACCACGTGATTAGCTCATTTGAAACAACGATGAGTATCAAGAAACAAAAGAATAAAGAAAAGGCTGCGCAAGCAGAATCATTACTGGAGTAATTACATATGGCTACAGCAAACTTTCTTCCACCAATCATCGCTGATTGGATTGAGAAGATCAATGACCAAAAAACACCAATCCATGTACGAGAAAATTATGCACAGATGCTACAGGTTGTTGCACAACAAGCAACAGCAACAGTAGTTAAGTTTAACGCGGAAAAAATCAAGAATAGCCGTCGATGAAAGTAGCGTTGATAACTGATACTCACTTTGGTGTTCGTGGTGACAACATCGCAGTACTTAATCATCAACAAATGTTCTTTGATCAAATCTTTTTTCCGTACTTACAGCAGCATAATATATCCAAAGTATTTCATCTAGGTGATTTGGTTGATAGACGAAAGTTTATCAATATCAATACTGCTGCGCGGATGCGCTCAATGTTTATTGATCCGTTGCTGGCACAATATGATACAACAATTATCTGTGGTAATCACGACACATACTATAAAGATACCAACAAGGTTAATTCGTTGGATCAGCTATTGTCTCAGGGTGAGCAGGTTAAGTTGGGCATTCATACCGGTCCAGCAACAATTGAAATCGATGGTAAGTTGATTCTATTATTACCATGGATCTGTGCTGACAATTACCAACTATCTCGCCAGTCGATTGAAAACACAAACGCGACAATAGTGTTTGGACATCTTGAGCTTTCAGGGTTTGAAATGTACAGAGGGTCAATTTGTGAAGAAGGAGCCGAGCGTTCTATTTTCAGTAAATTTGATCATGTGTTTTCTGGTCATTTTCATCATAAGTCTAAACAAGATAACATCACCTATCTTGGTACACCATTTCAAATGACATGGGCTGACTTTGATGATATCAAAGGATTTCATGTTTTTGATACTGATACAGAGCAGTTAGAATTCGTTGCTAATCCGTTTCAGCTATTTCAAAAGATTGTCTATGATGATCAGGATACTACAATGGTTCAGTTATTGGACATTGATACGACCAGACTGTCATCAACCTATGTTAAGGTAATTATCAAAAACAAAACTAATCCGTACTGGTTCGATTTGTTTATTGACAAGCTAGAAAAGGCTAATGTGATTGATGTGCAGGTTGTTGACGATCATCATAACCTGATCGATCAGACAGATGAACAAATATTTGATCAAGCAGAGGATGTGCTAACAATGTTGAACAATTCAATATCAACGATATCTGCATCTGCAGCAAATAAAAAACAAGCGCAGATACTGATTCGCTCATTGTACAATCAAGCTCTATTGAACGAGGCTTAATGTTAGAATTTCTGTTTTTCGTGAAGGCGATTGGCTGTTTATCAGTGTTCGCTTTAGGATGTATACTACTTGTTATCGCTGTCGTATGGGGCCTGGGAGAATTAACTAAGTGATCACTTTTCATTCAATCAAATACAAGAACTTCTTATCGACAGGAAACGTTTTTACGGAAATACCACTAGACCAGCATAAGACGACATTGATCGTTGGCGCAAATGGCGCTGGTAAGTCTACAATGCTTGATGCTCTTTCTTTCTGCTTGTTTAACAGAAGCTTTCGCAAACTAAACAAGCCGCTTTTGGTTAACTCTATCAACAACAAGAAAATGTTGGTTGAAACAGAATTCTCAATCAAGGGCAAGCGTTACCTTGTTCGTCGAGGAATCAAACCAACAGTATTTGAAATATTCTGTAATGACAAAATGATTTCTCAGGATGCAAAGATAACAGATTATCAAGCGCACCTTGAGCGAAACATTCTAAAGCTGAATCACAAGTCGTTCTCTCAGATCGTTGTTCTTGGTAGTGCAAACTTCACTCCGTTCATGCAGCTAACAACACAACAGCGACGAGATGTTATTGAAGACATTCTGGACATTCAAATCTTCACTGTGATGAATCTTTTGTTGAGAGATCGGATTGTAGAAAATCGATCAGCGATAACAGATAACACTCATCAGCTGCAGCTTGTCCAGTCACAAATCGATTTGCACATCAAGCATCTAAACGAAATCAAAACAGACAATCAGACAGTGATTGCTGAACAATCGAAAAAGATTGAACAATATCAACAGGATATTGAAAAAACATTGATAGAAATCGATCGTTTATCCAAGCAAATGGCTGAGTATACCGACAAACTGAAAAAGCAAACAAAAGTGTCGGAAAAACTTAATGAAATCAAGCAGTTAAAATTGCAGATTCTTAATAACAGAAAGACGTTTAATAAAGACATTACGTTCTTCTCAAACAACGATGTTTGCCCAACATGTACTCAGTCGATTGACCAACAATTCAAACAAACAATCGTTGATGATCGCACAACCCAGGTTGGTAATATCGACAGTGCGTTAGCCGAGCTTGAAATTAAGGAACAGCAGCTGGCAGATAAGATCGCAGCGTTTAACAAAATATCATTATCTGTACAGCAAATCCAACAAACGATTTCAAACCACAATAATGCGATCAAGGGTTGGAACATTTTGATTGGCGAATTGCAACATCATATTAGCCAGCTGCAAACCAAGATCACTCTGACAGATAATTCGCAACAGCTAGCTGATTTCAATAAGCAGAAAGAACAAATAACCAAACAAAAAATCAAACTGACGACTGAAAGAGAAGGGCTATCAATTTGTGGTTATCTTCTAAAAGATGGCGGAATTAAGGCGAAGATTATCAAGCAGTATATTCCGGTTATTAACAGACTGATTAATAAATACCTTGCAGCAATGGATTTCTTTGTTGACTTTACGATCAACGAGAACTTTGAAGAGACAATACGTTCTCGGTTCCGTGATCAATTTGTATATGAATCGTTTTCTGAAGGTGAAAAGGGTCGGATAGACCTTGCTCTGTTATTTGCATGGAGAGCGATTGCCAAGATTCGCAATTCTGCTTCTACCAACCTTTTGGTGTTTGATGAAATCTTTGATGGATCACTTGATGTTAATGGAACAGAAGACTTTATGAGAATCATTGATACATTGACCCAAGGGACCAACACATTCATTATTACTCATAAGGGTGATCAGATGGCAGACAAGTTTACAAACGTTTTGAGATTTGAGAAGCATCATAATTTTTCGAGGATTGCAGCATGATACGTCAACTAGTACCTTCCGATGATCCAATTCTACGTAGACCAACTGATCGGTTTATGTTTCAAACACTAGAAGAGTTAGAGCAAGCAAAACAGCTTGCTATTGACCTAACAGAAACGATGCTGCATCACAACGGGCTCGGTCTTGCTGCTCCTCAGATTGGCCAATCAATACGCGCGTTTGTAATTAAAAGTAACCCAGTGATAGCAGTATTTAATCCGATTATCGTTGACCTTTCAGAGCAAATGGTGGATCTTGAAGAAGGATGTTTGTCTTTCCCTAACTTGATTCTAAAGATCAATCGGCCTGGTTCAATCCGTGTTCGTTATACTAGACCAAACGGTGAAGTGGTTACAGAAAAATATACCGGAATGACAGCACGAGTGTTTCAACATGAAATGGACCATCTAGATGGAAAGCTGTTCACCAAGAAAGTGTCCGCTTTGCAGCTTGATATTGCGAAACGTAAAATGAAAAAGAGGGCGAAATGATTAGTGTTGCTGATCTATATGGAAAAGAAATAAACATTGGTGATCGAGTAACATGGACACAACGAGCTCGAGGATGGCGTCAACCAGCACAAGGTCGTTCTGGAATAGTTAAGAAGATTACATATGGCCATAGACGATATTATCAAGATGGACCAATTCGTTGTACGATTTCAGTAAGCTTAGTTGAGACAGATGCGCAATATTACAGTTATATAGCAGCGCGAACATTTGTTGCAAAGCTGGATTGTCCAGAGAAAAGCGAGATCGCAACATATAGAAGTTGGTCTCTTGTAAATATGACAGGATCAGATAAATTGGCAGCAATAGCATGAAATATATTTCTTCAAAGACATACAATCAAATTGGTCCGGTAGCGTATCGGCAGTGGCGAGCAGAATCACACTGCAATAAAATCCATGGATACGCTCTATCATTCTATTTTGAGTTTGAATCAGATACATTG